AGGTAACTCCTGGTTCTACTGTGTCTAATGTTAACTGAGAACCTGTAGGACTTACTCCTGCGTCAGCTGTAATTGTAACATTTCCTGTAGCCAAGGTCAAGTCAACACCTGAAGGTAAAACAGTAACATCTGTGCTTATGCTAACATTACCTATGTTTAAAGTTACTTGAGATCCAGTAAGTGTATGATTAGCATCAGCTGTAATACTTAAAGTTCCAAGACCTAATGTAAGTCTATTTGGATCAGCTTCTTCTGTAACTGCATCTGCAATAACTCCAGCACTTCCAATACTAATAGTTACCTGATTGCCAGTTACCGATACGTTTACATCTGCATCTGGGCCCGATGTAGCAAATGGTAATGCTGATATTGCGTCAAATCCTAAACTCATAAATTCCTTAAAAGGGGACAGTAGGTATGTGGTGGTGTACTGCCCCCATCTAAAGATTATATCATCGTTTAAACCAGGAAGGAAGACCTAAATGTAGACGCTTGTCGAACATATTATCTTTAGCTCCCGGTGTTTTACGATTGTTATAATGCAGAAAAACTTGTACGCATTCTTTGCCTTTGAATTTTTCTCTCCAATGTTCTAGCTCACAGCCTCTATAAACCAACATATCTCCTGGTTTTAAATCAACTCTAACTCCTTTAGTATTTTTAGAAACATATCCAAAGCCTTCTATTACACCACCTAATTCTGAGTTTGGCTCTAAATATATAGGCCAATCATCACCACCAAGATTCATAGTAGTAGATATCTCACAGCTAAATCTATCTTTATGTCTTTTAAGTTCATCACCTTTTTTATATATTCTTGCATAAGTATATGCTGGGTATAATTTTAATCCTGTTGCTTTTTCCATACCAGGTTGACATTTAAGTAATAAAGTTTCCATAGCCATATTTGCATATTGAGAATAGGTGTTTGGTATTTGACTATCTGGCCCTTCATAAAAACCTATTATATTTTCAAAAGGTGAAAAATATTTTGCTTGTCTACAAGTATCGTAAACCTGTTTTTGCATTCTAAAATAATTTGCAATAAATATTGCTAAGTCTTTTGATATAGCTTGACGGATAACTGTATACTTTTTCTTTTTAAACATCTTTTGCCATCTCTTTCGGCACCGCTTGTATATTCCAATGTATAAATCTAAAAGGTTCTATACCAAAATCTACTGCATATTCGTGTTCCAAGTACCCTGGAAATATAATTAATGTTCCTGGTTTTGGTGTTATGTGAAACTGTTCGTGACCTGGCCATACACCTTTTAAGTCTGGTTTCATTTTTAACTTTGTACATCTTGCACCAGTCTTTGGTTCGTGAAATACAGGATAAGAAGTTTTATCACTACACTTTAAAAAGTAAAAACCCGATACGTGTTGGTTCCAATGTATATGTGCAGAGTGATGACCACCACCTTTTTTAGCAAATTCTTGTACCCACAATTCAGAAAACATAGTTGTGTATTGTTGCATATCATAACCTTGGTGATCTAAATATTCCCAAGACTTTTGACCTATATAATTTCTAAAATCTAAAAAATCATTGTCAGCTGTAAGGGGTGTTGAATGATATGATCTTCCAAAGTCACCGTGTTTTTTTATAAATTCTTTTTCTCTTTTACGAGCATCAGCAATATATTTATTACTTGCTTTGTTTAATGATTTAACAAACTCTGGTTTTTCTTCGCTCCATATTACAGTTGGAAAATAACTATTTATAAACATTATATTTTACTCCAATGTTTTCTCATATTAGGGTATATGTCTTTAATTGATTGTGAGTTTCTTAAATCAAAAGCAATTGTTATTCTCTCATTATTATCTAATACTTCATCTGTAAAATGTTCTACCCAACTAGGAAACAAAGTTATATTTCCAGGATTATTTTTTAAAATAAATCTTTCTTTATGATAGGGCTCTAAGTAATACGTATTTGTATTTGTAGTTTGTATACAAATATGTCCACTTAAATAATCATAATTATTAATAGAATGAAAATGTTTTTTTATTTTTTCACCCTTTCTCATTACGTTGGCCCAACATTGTATGTACAAACTATCTTCATATGTTAAATTAAGTTCTTTCATAAAATCTAAATGTGCATTTTTTATAATTTTTTTTAAATATTTAGTTTCTTTAAACTCTACTAAGTTATATAAAGGACTTCTTGAAGTTAAACTATTAACACCTAAACCTGTTCCTCCATCTTGCCACCCAGTTTTATTAAGTTTTTCAAATTCTTTTTTTGTTTTGTTAATTATATTTTTTTCTTTTTTTAAAATAAAACTAGCAAGTTTTGCAGGTTTTACTTGTGATGAATAATTGTTTTCAAAAATAAAATATTTATAATTTTGATTAAAAATATTTTGATGTGGTTTATTTATAAACATATGTATCATCTAAATGGTTTTCCTAAATGCCAGACAACAAGACTATATCTTGTGCCAGAAGTTACTGGTTTTACTCTATGCCATACAAAACTAGGGAACACAATAATAGATCCTTTTGGTAATATCTCTTTACATTGTATTCTGTGTTTTGATTCGTCTCGCATATGTGGATCATAGTTTCTAAAATCAAATTCTAATTCACCACCTTTATATTCCGAACCATCTGTTAACTGACAAGTCATAGATAGTTTTCTAATTTTACCGTGATCAGGCGTGTTCGGCTTATCATAAGGTTTATCCCAACTATCACAATGCCAATCGTAATATTGATTTAGTTTATATTTTGTAAATTGACAAGACTCAGATCTTTCCCAATCAAAATTCCAACCAGCTCTTGCATTTGCTTCGTGAACATATGGGTGTAATTCTTTGTATATCCAAGTATCATTTAACCAAACTAAATCAGAATTTCTTTTTCTTTTTAAATCTAATACTTCTTCTTTTTTTAATTTTCTATCACCATAGCCACCTGTTCTAGCCATAACTTCTTTTTGTTGATTAGCATAAGCTATAACATCATCACAGAATTTAGGTGTTAATACACTACTAAAATACCAATAGTGATTAGATATATTCATACAATATAGTTTGTATAAAATTTAAACTATCCTTTTGATTGTTAGTTAAATAATACATATTAGTAGATGGAAACATAATAAACATATTATCTTTAAGTTTTATATCCCAACTTCTTCCTTTACGTCTGTTGTCTTCAAAATGTATTCGAACAGAACAATTTTTAACTTTTACACCATATAACAATGTATAATCTGGTGAATTCCGTAGATCTACTGGATCAACGTTTACAAGAGGTTTTGATGTTTCTCCTGGTTTATAGATATTACCAAAGGTATCTTTATAAATTAAAGTAAATCCATATTCAAGACCAATATGATCTCTCATATAAGTGCTCAACATATCGAATGTTCGTGAGAATGGAAAATCTTTGTTTTGAATTATTGATTGTAAAATGTCGCCCGATAATTTATCTCGGTTAATGTCCCAATCTTTAGGCATTGCCACATCACCATAATATAGAGCTTGCTCTGTTAATACTTTCTTCTGCATACCACCACCATTTTTAATTTATGCTTTAGCGTCTGTCAAGTCCCAAGATTGATTAGCTTCGTTCCAAACGTAATACCAGCCGTGAGTATCTGCTTCATTTTGTGATTGTTGTTCTGCAGTTAATGCAGGAGCATCACCAATTGGTGATTTCCAATTTGCAGTTGCAGTATTTTTTACCCAAGATGAATAAGGTTTCGGAGGAAAAAAGATATTATTATCTTCATCCCAAATATACCCTATACCTGCGTAGTTTCCTCTAAATGCTTTTGAGTCATCACCAGATGAATGTTTGTTTTGTGATGTATTGTAAGATGTTTGAATCCACATTTGTGCGGGCCAGTTGTTGTGTGTTTCTAACCACTGTTGACCTACTGATTCGTCTTCAACGCCATCAGCATTTAACATCTTATCATTATCCATAGTTAACACTTGAATAACTTTTCCGTTAGCTCCTAGTTTTGCAAAATGTGCCATAATGTTTCTCCTTATATATTAATTTTAATTACCATTCAACTATTGAAATTTATACCTTATTACAACTATTCCTGAACCTCCACCACCACTAGGAGAACAAGTTGAACCAGGATTATTTGTTTGTCCACCACCTCCACCGCTACCAGTATTAACTGTTCCAGCAACTCCACCTGGACCTCCACCACCAGAGCCACCTGATGCACCAGCAGTAGGGGTATCAGCTATATTTCCACCTCCTCCTCCAGCTCTTGTAACTGATGAACCTGTTATTGAAGATGAAACACCATTACCACCATTTCCTTGCCTTCCAGATGCTGGAGTTGGACTTTGAGGAACACCTGTTCCAGCAGCAGCTGCTCCTCCACCGCCAGAAGCTGCTTGTTGTCCTCCATCATTAGCATTATCACCACCATCTGTACCTTGTGCTGGACTTACAGAAGGTGTATTACCTGATCCTCCAGAAGCTCCACTAGAATTAAAAGCAGCACCTCCACCAGAGCCACCATTAGCACCAGCACCAGTAGTAGGAGAATTTTGTGATCCTCCACCTCCACCACCAGTAGAGGTGATTGTTGAAAATACTGAATTACTACCAGAATTACCTTGACCATTACTAGGCAGCGTAATACCACCTCCACCTCCACCTACTGTAATAGGAAATGAAGTTGCTGTAACTGTAACTGCGTTTGTCGGAGCATTTGCTACTAAAGGTGATGCTGTAAAATTATCTACTGGTGTATTTCTACCTTCTCTGTAACCACCTGCTCCTCCTCCACCACCACTATTTGTAACACCAAGTCCACCACCTCCACCACCTGCTACTACCATATAACCAACAGTATTTTCTGCAGGTGTGCAAGAAATTTTAGAAACTGAAAAAGTTCCTGGACCTGTAAAAGTATGAATTTTAAAATCTCCACAAGTTGTTTCTGTTCCACCTGATGCTACTAAAAAAGGACTTTGGTTATCACTTGTATTTGAAGTTTGTACAGCTGTCCACCCTGCTGTTGCATCTACATAAACAAAAGTTACTGATGAATTTCCTTTTGTAATATCATAATTAGCAGCACTTCCATTAATATTAGATCCATTTCTTGCAATAATTATAGTATTAGTTGCTGCAGAATTATTATAATCTGAAACTGATACAATGTTTCCTGCTGAAGGTGAGGCAGGAAGTGTTACAGTTATAGTTGAACTAGATGAATCTACAAAATACCCTTCACCATTAGTTGCTGTAAAATCCGCTGTTTTTTTTGTTGTTTCCCAATCAACAGTTCCTGTTCTACCAAATCCTGTTTGTGTTCCATTATTTGTAATGGTAACACCAGCAGGAATTGTGAATGTATCTCCACTATCGCCTAATGTGGTTGTACCACAATTTGTTCTTGGACTAATTTTATTTACTTTTATTTCACTCATAATTTACTTAATTTTGAAATTTATACCTTATTATTACTAACCCTCCTGAACCAGCACCTCCAGTAGTAGTGGCTCCACTTGAACCAGAACCAGCTCCACCACCGCCACCACCGTGATGAGTTGCTGATGCTGCAGTTGATCCACTTGAACCAGATCCACCACCACCTAAACCGCCCGATCCACCGGGTCCACCATAACCGTTACCGCCACCGCCACCGCCGGATACATAATATTGACCACCAGAAGGTTGTCCATCAGTTCCCATTGCACTTGGATAACCACCTCCAGCACCTCCAGGTCCTGCTTGTCCTCCTGGATTACCTACTGATCCAGCGGTCATAAAACCTCCACCACCTCCACCAGCAAAGTTTCCACTACTTGCACCACCGTTACCTCCAGGCATTCCTTGAGGTGGACTTACAGGAGGAACGTTTCCATCTCCTGCAGTAGATGCATTTGCACCACTACCTCCAGATCCTCCGTCTTGTCCCTGATATGTGTGACAGTGCCCTGCACCTTTAGCACCACCAGCAGATGTTATTGTAGAAAAAGTTGAAACACCTCCTGTTCCTCCATCACCAGCACCAGGTCCACCTACTCCTGCTGCTCCTCCACCACCAACTGTAATTGGATAAGATGCTACTGGAACTGATAAAGCTGATACACAAGCACTTCTAGGGGCACTTGGTCCTGAATTTGTATATGTTGTTGCAGATAATCTTACACCACCGCCACCACCTGCACCCGCACCTCTAGGGTATTGATAATTACCACCACCAGCTCCACCACCACCACCAGCAACTACCAGATAATCTACGGTGTTTGATCCACACGCATTACCTGCACAAGTTACCGCAAATGTTCCTGGTCCTGTAAATTTATGAATTTTAAAATCACCACAAGTTGATTCTGTTCCACCAGATGCCGTTACATATGCAGAATTATCACCTACATCAGAAAAAACAGATTGATGAATTGATCTCCAACCAATTATTGAATCTATGTAAACTAATGTTGCACCTTCACCTTCACTATTTAATTGTATGGGTCCTCCTGCATCACCACCATTAATTTTTTCTGAACCATTAGGGTCTATTGTTAAAGCAGCTGTATCAAATGTATTTCTGTAATCTTGAAATGAAACAATGGCGCCAGCAGAACCTGCTGGTAAATCTACTTCAAAAGCACCACCATTTGTATCACAAAAATATCCTTTTCCACTTTCTGCTGTAAAAGTTGATGTTTTAATGTCTCCTGTTTGCCAGTCAACAGTTCCTGTTCTTCCAAATCCTGATTGTGATGCACCTGATGCTAAAGTAATCGTATCACCACTAGCGCCAATAGTAATAGTATTACTATTCTCGTTAATGATGTTTGCACCGCATTGGTTTTGTATATTGTTTACTTTAATTGTACTTGTCATAATTTATCTATGCTTGGAACCTATATCTTATCACTACAATACCTGAACCTCCAGCGCCACCATTGGCATTTCCAGGTGATCCACCAGCACCTCCACCACCACCAGTGTTAGCTGACCCTGCACCTCCTGTACCACCAGGAGAAGTTCCAGAGCCACCTCCGCCTGATCCTCCTGAACCATCAGTGCTATTGGTAGAAGCTCCACCTCCTCCACCAGCATAAGTCACTGGTGATCCTGTAATATTTGTAGTTACACCTGCACCTCCATTACCTCCAGCTCCTGGTCCTGCAGCACTTCCAGCTGCTCCGGCACCACCTCCACCACCACCAGAATATTTTGGTGCTGCTGCTCCTGTTCCACCACTATTTCCTTGTGGTGGACTAACAGGGGGCTCATTTCCAAGTCCACCAACATTAGTAAAAAATCCACCTCCACCTCCAGATCCACCTTGTCCACCAACATATGTGCTTGTTGAAGGAGTTCCATTTGATCCTTTGGTTACAGGTCTAACTTGTCCAGGACTATTATTCATTCCACCATCGCCACCTCCTACAGATGTTATTGTGCTAAAAGTTGAATTTGAACCAAATCCATTTACATAAGCTCCTGGTCCTTTTCCTGTTCCACCTGCTCCAACCGTAACTGCAATTGCTCCAGGACTAAAAGGTCCTAAAGATGATGTTGCTGCTAAAGGAGAAGCTGTCCAACAACCTGATGTTGCTGCAACTTTTGATTCTCTAAAACCACCTGCTCCACCTCCAGCTCCACCACCACCAGGACTAGTAGAACCACCAGCTCCACCACCACCGGCTATTACCATATAATCAAGTACGGATAAAGGTCCAGCACCTGCTGAAATACAAAATGTTCCTGGTCCTGTAAATGTATGTACTTTATAATTTGTGCAAACAGTTGCAACTGTTCCACCTGTTGCTGCTATATACGCTGGTACTTCACCTGTTTCTGTATCCTCTGCATTTTGAACATTTACCCAACCTTTAGTAGAGTCAACATAAACAAAAGTTGCAGCTTGACCATCAACTCTTAAAACTGCATCATCTGTTACCCCACCAATTTTTTCAGAACCATTAGCTGAAATTGTAAAATTATGTGTTGAAAAATTTCTTGCGTAATCGGCTACTGCCACAATAGCTCCAGCAGATCCTGCTGGTAAATTCATTGTTATTGCACTTCCAGAATTTATAAAATATCCTTCACCATTTGCTGCTGTAAATGTTGTAGTCTTTGGTGTTGTTTGCCAATCAACAGAACCAGATCTTCCAAATCCTGATTGTGTGGCACCCGAAGCTAAAGCTACAGTCCCACCACAACGACCTATAGTTACTGTGTTTGCATCTACAGCTACTGTCTGACCTGCACCACAACCTACTGTCAAAGTGGTTCCGCATTGTGGTCCTATTTTATTTACTTCTATTTTTGACATTACACTATTACTAAAGTCCCCGTTACTGTTATAGTTGCAGGAACAGTAATAGGTCCTGCAAGAACTGCACTGTCTATTGTTTGAGTTCCGTCAATTGTTGACGCTTGATTTTTTATAAATTCATCTGGAGATGTTTGACCTCCAATGTATTGAACACCGTTTACTATTGCCGTCATATTTCCTCCTTACGAACTAATATCGTATA